GATTTGCTTGCCAGCAATGGTATGCCTTCTCAACGCTTACATTTCATTGACGGAGAAAAGGGTCGCGTAACTAGCGAGCATAGGTTGTGGTTGGACTAATGAAGAAACCTTGGGTAAAGCCAAAAGAACTAAGCCTTGAAGATTTGGCATGGCTTATGTTTGAGAAAACCACATTCCTTGAAGCCCAAGAGTTTGCCTATGAACTAGGGTATGAGATTGTGATTAGGTGGGATAAATGAAAATACGCTTTGGAACTAACAGCAACTCATACGAACTGGGTATTTATTTGACCAACTGGGAGTATCCAATAGGGTACAAATGGGAGTTAGGTCTATATTTGTTTAAGTGGGTTATAGGAATTGAGCTGTATCGATGACCCACGATGAATTGTTGGCAAAATTAAACTCTGCTCCAAACGCCGATACTTGCTGGAAAATAGCGATTATTCGTGCAGTAGTGGAATTGCATAAGCCTGAATATTGGCAAAACCCAAATGTTCCAGAATGGAACGGCGCAAACTGCACCCATTGTTTAGAGGAACGGGGGGATTATATGTCACCTATTGAAGCGTCTTATCCCTGCCCAACTATTCAGGCTATTAAGAAAGAGTTGTAAAGTGGTTAAATTAAAATTTTTTTTTAATTTTTCTTTGGGCCAAAACAATAAACCCCCTCGCAGGTTGAGGGGGTCTTTTGCTATTTAGGGGGAAACGGAATTATAGACCTTCGTTTTCTTCAGGGTCAAACTCCGCATCAAAAATAGGAATTTCGGTCAATTTCATGGTAGCCAAAGCTGAGGCAAAGGCTTCTACTGCCCGATTTGTCAAGTCTGTCATGGCATCAGGGTGGGATTCGCTAGATTCAGCCTCGACAACAACATGGTAAGCCTGAATCCGTATGGCGATCATGCCTTAATAATACCCTAAAGAAACTTGGGCGAAATGCTTGCTTTTTGTCAGACCCCTGCCTTACTCTGTAACTAATGCCAATTTCGGCAGATTACGGAAGGAACGGAAGTATGGGTTTTAACCTAGATAACTACGAGCCAGTCGCAGACCGATTAGCTCGCGCACACGCAGAACATAATGATTTACGAGTCATTACAGATTTGGTGGCAGTAGAACGCACACCGGATGGCAAGCCACTTCAATACATTGTTCGCGCTCAAATTTGGTTGGGCGATGTTTTGAAGGCACAAGATTATGCCGAAGAAATTGTCGGCTCATCTCCTGTAAATCGTACAAGCGCATTAGAGAACTGCACTACTTCAGCAATAGGTCGCGCATTAGCCGATATGGGATACCAAGGTTCACTTAACGGCAAAGCATCTCGACCATCACGCGAAGAGATGGAAAAGGTAGAACGCGCACAAGTGGAACCTGTTGCGCCACCTGTATCACCTGAACAACTATCACTTGCTAAAGAAGCGATTGACCAAGTATCAGGAATTCAATCTGTTGCCGAACTTAAAATGTTCTATACAGGCGCACAAGAAGCAGGGCTTTTATCTATCAAGGTTGACGGTAAGACTTTGAACTCAACAATCTCTGCCCGCAAAAAGGAATTGGAGGCTGTTAAATGAGAACTGACATCCTTGGCTTTACGCCAAACCGCTTACCTAAGCACTCACAGTTTTATTACGATGTAAGAACTGCTGTGCGGATTGTTTTTTGGGGCGCAATTTTCTTTGCTCCTATTTGGGCTTTGATTGTGTTGGTGGGCTAATGATTACACCTGCCAAAGTCGAAGCAAGGCTTGTTGAACTCAGCAAAGAGATTGACGAGTGCCACAAGGATTTGATTAAAGCCGAATCTGATTACCATGTCACTAAAGCCGCGTATGAAATTGCGATGGCTAAATCTCGACTCAAGAACGCTCATGGCGATCTCAAGATGACAATAGCAATGCGCGAAGATCAGGCTTTATTTGATAATGAAGCCCTGCATCTAAACATTGCCGGTCTTGAGGCGCAGGTAAAGGCGGTACGAGCTAATGCCAACCGCCTAAAAACTCAAGTGGACATCACGCGCTCTATCTCCTCATCGCTCAAAGCAAGCATGGATTTGTAAGTGGATATTATTAAAACCTTACAGGTCGCACTTAAAGATGCCGATGAACAGCGTGATCGCTCGGTTCAGGTTGAATTAGGAGCAAGTTCGGTTGGGGGTTGTCGCGCTCAGGCTTGGCATATCCTCAACCAAACTCCTAAAACAAATCATGACACCGAATCCTTAGCCGCGATAATTGGTACGGCTACGCACACGGCTATTTTTGAGGCACTCAAGGCGCATGATGTATTTGGTGACGATTACCTACTTGAAGAGGAATTTAGCGATGAATACTTTAAGGGTCATTGCGATTTCTATTCACGCAAGGATGAAACCGTATATGACTGGAAAACAACCACTTTAGATAAATTGGCTAAAGGTGGACTTCCTACCGCGCAAATGAAAATGCAGGTCAATATCTATGCAAGTCTAATTGCACAAAAATACCCTGTTAAAAGGGTTGGACTTGTATTTATACCCCGCGATGGAAAAATGAAAGACATCGTTGCTTGGGAGGATGATTACAACCCAAAGCTAGTTGAAAAGGCTCGCGCTTGGGTGGCAGATGTAAAGGCGATGGAAACCCCACCACCGCCTGAAAGACCAGCATTTATATTTTGTAAAAACTATTGCTCTTACTACGACAAGACAGGGGAAATTGGATGTCCAGGAAAATCTATTTAGAAGATGCTGCTACTCGTTACAATGTAACAGAGCGCACAATTTTAAGGTGGGTTTTAGATTATAAAGTTACTAAGTATGTAAATCCGCTAGACCAAACAGATGTTATGTATGACGATGATGAGCTAAGTAAGATTGCCCGACCTCAACCATCTATTAACTACAACGACATTGACTGGCAAAGTGCCAACTGCCGAGGCATACAAACCGACCTTTTCTTTTTAGAAGAGGACTTGGTAAAGAAAAAGCACCTTGAATACGAAATGGTTCGCAGGGTGTGTTTTGCCTGCCCAATTCGCCAGCAATGCCTTGAGTGGGCCTATGCCACAAGCGAGCGTTACGGCATGATGGGTGGGATAACAGGAATAGAACGCCGATACATCGCCAAGGGTGAATTTAATTCGTTATTTCTCAGCGCGTTAAAAGTTTTTGTAGATAAGCATGGTATAGATTTCAGCTCATTCGTGAAAGCATCAAAAGTAAGGAGGATAGTTCGTGAAGTCCCTAACTCAGGAAGTCGTGTCGGCATTTGAAACGGTACATCTTTTGCGGTGTAAAACAGAAGATATGGATAGATGCCAAGCAAATCACGGAGAACTTATCCGTCAATTTTATACGGTAGAGGATGGCATAAAAGCTGACCTTGCAAAACGCTTAGATGAAGTTCGCCATGATTGGTTGGTTGTCAAAGACCTACCTGATAACTCATTGGCTGAATGGATTAACACAGTTTTTGATGTGGCTATTAAGTTTGTCCAGGAGGCAGAATGAGTTCTTTACCGTATATGCAGCTTTATGTCAGCGATTACTTAGCTGACACCGCACACCTTACGCCAGCTCAACATGGCTCATATTTACTTCTTCTTATGAACTATTGGCAACGAGGTAAACCACTTGATAATACCGATGACAGGCTTGCATTTGTAGCTCGAATGACAGCCGAAGAGTGGTTTGACAACAAGGATATTTTGGCTGAATTTTTTATAGTTGAAGGTGACTTATGGGTACATTCCCGCATAGAAGCAGACTTGCAGAAGGTTCAAGAGAAGTCCGTTAAGGCTTCGTTGAACGGTCGCTTATCGGGCGTTAAGCGTTCGTTGAACTATAAAGATAAAGATAAAGAAGAAGATATAGATAAAGACACTACATCGTTTGAAAAGTTTTGGTCTGTCTATCCAAGAAAGGCAGGAAAGCAGGATGCTCAACGCTCATTTGAGCGGGCTCTAAAGGTAGCCACGCTTGATGAAATCCTTGCTGGAGCTCAAAAGTACGCCGATGACCCTAACCGGGTTGCTCAATTTACAGCTCATCCTTCGACTTGGCTTAATCAAGGGCGATGGAGCGATGACCCACTACCCAGTAGAACCAACGAGGATGCCCGTAGAGGGGTTATTAGCACCCCGACCATAGTTCCACCTAGGTTTACCGCCGATGAAGCCCCTACGGGCTCGCCAATGCCTGATTTCATTAAGGATATGTTTCGTGATTTGCCATAATGTAAGTAACCTGTCACACTTTTCTTGTAAGTCTTACACGATTAGGGGGAACTAATGCCAAAGACTCTACATATCTGCAAAGGCGCAGAGCTAATGGTGGGGGATACGCTCGTATTCAAAAACCATCATTACACAGTTATCCACATTGAGGATGAAACCTTTGGAAGAACTGTATGCCTTGTGGATAACCTTGGGGATAAGCGCGTTCGCTTTGTAACCAATGATGAGATCATAACTATCGAGTTGTGATCAAGTTTTCGGTGGAAGGCACACCGATACAACAGGGCAGTATGAAATTTATTCGCCCTGGGGTAATGATTCACTCTCGCGCTGTAGAATTGGCTGCATGGAGAGCAGATATAGCTCATGCCGCTAAAATTGCCGGTTGCACACCCATTACCGACCCGATTGCGATAACTATGCGATTTCGAGTAAAAAAACCAAAGACCGTTAAACGCGATTACCCAACAGTAGCTCCTGATTTAGACAAATACATCAGAAGTGTCAACGATGGATTGACGGGGATTGCTTTTGCGGATGATTCTCAAGTAATCAAAATAACGGCTTCCAAGGAATACTCAGACACGCCAGGCGTGGATATTGAGGTTTCAGATGAGTTTGATTGCCTGTAAATTGAACACCTGTTCGGTAAAAAATAATTAAGTTTTTTTGTTAAATAGCCTTGAAATGCACCCGTAAGGGAGTATTGTTCTTCTTGTCGGGGAACGAACGGAAAACCGACAGGGAGTCAAAATGAAGCTAGTACCTACAAGTGAAAAAGTAACAATTAAGTGGTTTGCAGTTTTGTCTGACGGTTCTAAAATGCGCAACAATAAAGGTTTTATTCATTACGCTTGGGATGTTCAATGTTCTTGCGGTTGGGAATCAAGAACTGGCGGAGCAATCAAAGCTTCAGTTGCAAGAGATGTTGATAAGCATAAAATGTTTGTTCACGATTACGAATTTGTGGTGGCATAAATGGCAACTGTCACTCTTACAATGACTGCTGAGGATTTTGACCGCCTCACTTATTTAAGTGCCGAATGGCATCCTGATATTCTCAAGCACCCTAATCGTTTTGACGGCGCACCCGCACCCCTTGGATTTAAGAAAATCTATTGGTGTGAGAGCTATGTCGAAACAATGCTATGCCAACATTACTTGGGTTCAGTTGGTGAAGAATCCGTTACCAAGCGCGATTTTACTTTAGGCACTTGGTCTATCTTCACCAACTACGATATTGATAAGTGGGTAAACTAATGCGCGGAGTTTATGCAGGTTCAGTTGAGGTAGATTGCCCAAGCTGCGATAAACCTTACGAAGATGATGGCGAGATTTTTGCCGGTTATCTTTACACCCTTTGCCCTCATTGCAATTACACATGGGAGCGCCAAGCATGATAATCGCCATAGCAGTTACTCTTGTCACCGCTATCTTTTTAATTTCAACAAGCATGGAAGGGCCTTTTGATGAAGATAATTTGTAAAGAAAACCATTGGAGCGTTAAGGATGGGCAGTTAATCCTTGATACGCCCGAAGGTCAGGAACTTGCCAAAAAAGTCATTACGACACTTGAGGCTCAGATCAGACTCGACATCTACGAGAAAATCTGCGCTATGCCACTTACCACTAATCGCAAACAGCTTGTAAAGTTAGGGATAGATAATGTTGCCCTAATGGTTCAAGATGCTTGCGCTCAGATTGCCTTGGGGGAAAAATGAGTGGAATAAATGATATTGAAAAATCTTTGCGTGAAAAAATTGCCAAAGACCTTGAAGAACTTGAAACGCCAACAAGCATTTCATCTGATTGGTTTGCTGCATCTAAGCGTACAAAAATGGCTGCGATTGCCATAGTGAGATATGGGTTACCTCAATGAGAGCGACATCCGAAGCAGCGCACAAAAAAGCATTGCCTACCTTTGGCTCTAAGCGCGCCAAGGTATATCAATACATTCTTGACCAACAAGAGCGCGGAGCTACTGACCAAGAAATACAAGCCGCACTTAATATGCCAGGTGACACCCTTCGCCCTACTCGCCTATCTCTACTCAAGGATGACTTGATTTATGAGTCAGGCAAAACTCGACAAAACCAAAATGGAAACGATTGCATTGTGTGGGTTGTTTCAGAGATAGAAAAGGTAGGACTTTTCTAATGCCTCAGTACGAATACCGATGTCCCGCAGACCAATCTATGATTGAGTTGTATCAATCCTTTGAAGATAGTTCAATACCTAACTGTCCTCAATGTGGGCAACAAATGAATAAACAATTTAACACGCCACCGGGGATTGTCTTTCGCGGTGGAGGATGGGGCGGCAAGCCATGAATGACTTAGAGTTTCTTATGTTGTTAGAAGAAAGCATTGTTGATTTATTGTCAGCTATTACAAGTATTTACGGAGGGTAAAATGCAAGAACGCAGAATTGGCAAGTATTGGCTTCACTATGGTCGGCTTAGAGGCATAGCTCTTGGGCTTAGGATTGACCGTTTTGGATGGGATATAGATTTAATTAAATTCTTTATAGGGATAGAAAAATGACATATAATAAATTATTAAAAAAAATAAATAAAGAAATTAAATCTTATGATGGAGTTTTACAGGTATGTAAAGAATGGATTGCTCTTCGCGCAGTAGTTGAATTGCATAAACCTTTTGAAAATTATTTCAAAATAATGATATGTTCTCATTGTCTAAATAGCAAAATTGCTAAAGAACATTTTTACCCCTGCCCGACTATTCAAGCCATTGAAGAAGGTTTGAAATGATTGAACACATCCTTGCTGAACGCCAAGAGCAGTATGGCGATGCCAAGGAAAACTTTACTAAGATTGGGCTTATGTGGAGCCTTGTTCTTGACCAAAAAATAGTCATTGAGCCTGAACAGGTTGCCCAAATGATGATTGCCCTTAAATTAGTCCGATTAAGCGCAAATCCTGAGCATGAGGACTCTTGGCTAGACATTGAGGGTTACGCCAAACACGGACTTGCTATAATAAACCCAACCGACAACTAAGGAGGTTCAGAAATGAACGCACTTAACAACGGAGGCACAGCCATCGAAGTTCTAGTCAGGGGAGAGATTGGCTACTAATAGAGTTAAAGAGGCGCTTCCTTTTAATAGCCGCACTTGCGGTAGGAATAGCGTTTGCAACACCAGCCATAGCTCTTGAACCTCAGATGAAGCTAATAGAGAAATTTGGACATCAGCCTCGCGCTTATGCCAAAACTCTTGTACCTTCTAAAGAGTTCAGTTGCCTGGATAAACTGATACGACTTGAGAGCCATTGGAATACTAGGGCTAGAAACCATAGTTCAGGGGCTTTTGGTATTTTTCAGTTTATGCCGCACACTTGGGAAAATTACGGTTATATCAAAACGACTAACCCAATTATCCAGGTACAAGCGGGGCTTAGATATATCAAGGTTCGGTATGGAAATTCATGCCAAGCCTACGCCTTCCATCTTAATCATGGTTGGTACTAGATTTCATACTAGCCGTTCCTAGTATGAATACGAGGGGGTTGAGCGCAAGCCGCTCCCCCCTCACTTAAATTACAATGGTGTAAGATAACCGCGTGACCACAATCTTAGCCAAGATAACTCCTACTAGAGTTCATATTGCCGCAGACTCTTTAGTAACAGCTACTCGCAAGTATTCACATCCACAAATGGCAAAAATTGTTGAACGCGGCCCATACATTATTGCGGGAGCCGGAGAGAGCGCGGCTTGCGACATCATTCAGCACATTTGGAAACCACCTGCACCAATCGCAGCAGACAGAGCAGACTTGTATCATTTTATTGTTAGCCGAGTTGTGCCGTCAATGAAACAATGCTTCAAAGATAATGACTACAAATGGGATGATGATAAAGATGATGAAACTAAGTTTGCTTTTCTTATTGCGATTGGTGGCGAGGTTTTTGACATTGCTGATGATTTTGCCGTTTGTCTTGATTCTGATGGCATATACGGCATTGGAAGCGGAAGTTCGCTGGCTATTGGCGCTCTTAAAGCTGGCGCGAGCATTAAGAAAGCGTTAGAGATAGCCGCCGATAAAGACCCATACACGGCAGCACCATTTATTTATTTTGAGCAGGAGCGATGGACAGTAAAATAGCTGAAACAGTATTAGCCAGGGCAAATGGTTATTGTGAGAGATGCGGTAAGCCGTCATCGGATTTAGCCCTTCATCACCGCAAATTAAAAAGTCGAGGAGGCAAGGATGAGGTCAGCAATCTTGTTGGCGTA